ATCTCATGCTGTTCGCGCGCCGGCCTGATGCGCTCGGGTACATCGCCTACGACGTGTGGACGGCGAGCACGCTGTATCCGCTCAACGCTTCGCGCGTGCCAACCGTCAGCAACGGCTATGCCTACTACGTCACCACGCTAGGCACCAGTGGCACGACACAACCAACGTGGCCCACCGTGTCAGGCAGCACGGTCACAGACGGCACGGCGGTTTGGTCACTGGCGGGCGCGTACGCATGGACGCCGACGTGGAACCTGCGGGCGGCTGCGGCGGAGGGCTGGCGCTGGAAAGCCGCCAAGGTCGCAGCGCAGTACGACGTTGCTGCGGGTGGTGGCACGAGCTTCACCCGGTCACAACAGTACAAGCATTGTATCGAGATGGCGCGGAGCTTCGGCAGTGGTGTGGGCGCAATCCAGATGGTCAGCGGCTATACCGGTAGGAGTGGCTCCTAAATGCCTGGCGTCATCAGTGCTGCCGACATTGCCGAGTTTCGCGGCCTGGTAGCAACGCTGGCCTTTCCTGACACGTTCGTGTTACTTCGTGATACCGAGGTGTCGGATGGCGCGGGTGGTCGCACACTCAGCACGGCCACGGTTGCCGCTGGTGACTGTCGACTACGGGCAGCCGGGAACGGAACGGAGCGCACGATAGCCGACCGGCTCGGCTGGCAAGCGGCGTATGCGGTCGACCTCAGTCCGAGAGTGGACGTGCAACCGAGTGACCGCATCACCGTCAACGGGCGCGCGATGGAGATCGGCGCGGTCGTGGATAGCGGTAGCTGGTCAATGGTCAAGACCCTGGTCTGTCAGGAGCAGCCATGATCCGCGCAAGTGCGAAGGTCGTCAAGAATGACTGGAAGAAGATTGCCAGTGGCTTGCGCGGCAAGGTTGAGAACGCCGTGGGCGAGACGATCTTTGACCTCGAAGGAACGATCAAGGAGACGATCCAAGCCGTTGGTGCGGTCGAGTTCGGCACGATGCTGAACAGCACCCAAGGCAACCATCGTGGTGACGAGGGCGATGTGAGCAACGCCACCGAGTACTGGCCGTACGTGAACTATGGCACCTACAAGATGGCCGCGCGACCATTCGTCGAGCCGCCCGTAGACGCGGTGCGACCGCGGCATATGGCGCGGGTCAAGAAGGCCATGAATGGCTAACGAACTGCCACGAGCCGAGCGATTCATTTACGACCTCCTGGTTGCTGCGACAGTTGCCGGCAGTCGCGTGTATAGCGGTGTGGCACCGGACGGGGCTGCTGAGCCGTATGTCGTGATGCAAGTCCAGTCACCCGGCAACGACCTGTACACCGTTGGTGCCTATCGTGTCTGGACGGACCCGCTGTTCATCGTCAAGGCGGTTGGCAAGACGCGCTCATGGTCAACGCTCACCGCGACGGCGGACGCTATTGACCTGGCGCTACATGACAAGGAAGGCACGGTCACCGGCGGCACGATTTACGAGTGCCTCCGCGAGCGGGCGTTTAGCCTGATTGAAGATGTGGAAGGCGTGCAATATCGACACTTAGGCGGATTCTATCGAGTTCGCACGGGAGCATAGAAATGCCAGAGAGACAGACCGGAAATCAGGTGACACAGATCGGAATCGAAACGGTTTCAGGCACCAGTGTCGCAGCCAATAAGCGACTCAAAAGTGTTGACATTACACTCAATACCGCGGGTGAGTTTACCAGCTTCGTACCGCAAGGCTCGCGACTGGCAACGACCGTGGTGCCTGGGCGCGAGTGGTCAAGCGGCAGCATCAGTGGGATGCCCGTCTATGACGAGATCATCTACCCGCTGGCAATTGCGCTCGGCGCTCCCGTCACAACCACGGTCCTTGTCACCGGCAAGCAGCACATCTTTACGTTGCTGAATAACGGCGCGGCGCAAGCGGCAAAGACCGTGACCCTGGAAAAGGGCGACGCGGTGCGCGCAGGCAAGGCGTCGCATGTGCAAGCTGAATCGCTTGGGTTCAACATCACGCGCTCAGAGTTCTCGATTGATGGCGAAGTCATGGGCCAACTCTATACCGATGGCATTACGCTGACAGCAACGCCGGCGACGTTTCCGCAAATACCGATTCTGCCGAAGGACTTCAGTGTGTACCTGGATAATACCTGGGCAGCGCTCGGCACAACCAAGTTGTTGCGTGACTTTGCGTCAAACATCAGCCTCTCAGGGATGATCGGTGGCGTGTGGCCTATCAACCAGGCCAATCCCTCGTTTGCCACCACGGTCGATACCACCGAGCTCGACGCCACAATGGAGCTACGGGTGGCTGCGGATGCTGTCGGTATGGCGCAACTGACCGCGCTCCGATCCGGCACAACCAAGTACCTTCGCATCGAGGCGCTGGGGCCAGTCATCGCGGGCGGCACAGCGGTCAACACGTTTCGCATTGACGCTGCGGTGAAGTTCTCGGATTACGCCGGCTTTGATGATGAGGATGGTATCTATGTGGTGCCGTGGCCGTTGCGTGTCGTGGACGACACCAGCGGCCCCCTGGTGATAACGGTCATCAACTCAACCGCTACGTTGTAGGAGGACTGATGCCATATCAACCACACCTCGCCGCTGAGCAGTTGGCGACGACCCAGATCGAGTATGAGGGTGATGATAAGCCGATCAGCATCACATACCGCAAGCGGCTGGTGCAAGCGGTCTGCATCAACATCACCGAAGGCACCGAGATTCAGCAGGCGCGCAATCTCAGACAGGCGCTAGAAGACCTCGTGGTATCCTGGGACGTGCTTGACCCGGACGGCGAGCCGATGCCAGCAACGAAAGATGTCACACGGCTCTTTGAGTTCGACTTCCTGATGACGGTGTTTACTAGGATTGTTGAGCACGCCTTACCGGGAAACGATGGCGGCGCGACCTTACCAACTACATCGTCAACAACGGTGACTTCGGCGCGTGCCCGGAAGAGTACACGCTGATCAGGGCCGCTAAATACCTCGGGGTCGCGCCGTGGGAGATCGAACCGGACATGCATGATCGTCACACCTGGGGCGAGTGGGCGCTGGTCTGCGAGGGCGCCGAGTTGAAAGCGCAGGCCATTCTCAGCAAACGCAACACCCAACGCGGGAGGCGCTAGATGGAAGCATCCCGAATCATGGCGACGGTCGGCACCGAGGGTGTCGGCCAGGCAGAGCGCGAACTGGCCGGATTCGGCACGTCGGTTGATCGCGTGGGTGGCATGGCAGCCAAGGCGCTGGGTGGTCTGGTCGTCGCGGGCGCGGTTGCCGGTGGCGTAGCGGTGGGCGCGTTCGCGGTTTCAGCGGTTGGCGCGGCTGCATCCTTTGAGAAGTCACTGTCATCCATTGCCGCCGTTTCAGGTGCGACGACTGGGGAAATGGAAAAGATCAGCGCGCTCTCCTTGCAACTCGGCGCGGATACCGCGTTCTCGGCAGGTGAGGCAGCGGCTGGGCTTGAAGAGCTGATCAAGGGTGGACTGTCGATTGCCGACGCGATGGCGGCAGCAAATCCCATGCTTGCTCTGGCAGCGGCCGGCGGGATTGAAGTCGGGGCGGCTGCTGAGATTGCCGCGAACGCCATCGGTATCTTCAGCCTCAAAGGTTCGGACATGACGAATGTCGCGAACCAGATCGCGGGCGCCGCCAATGCCTCTAGCCTCAGCGTGTCAGACTTTCAATTTAGTATGTCCGCTGCCGGTTCGGTTGCCGCAGGTGTTGGGCAGAACTTTGACAGCATGGCAACCGCGATAGCGGTCATGGGCACGAGTGGGCTTAAGGGATCGGACGCCGGCACGTCGCTGAAAACGATGCTCATGAGCCTCCAGCCGACAACAGCGAAGGCAGTTGAGCAGTTTGACGCCCTCGGCATTACGCATCTTGACACTGCCAAGGCCATGCAAATCCTCAGTGAGAATGGCATCAAGCCGCTTAGCGAGGATCAGGGCACGCTTAACAATCAGCTCTTCCAGCTCATGCAAAGTCAGGGCGCGCTCACCGGCACGCTTGAAGAACAAACCAAGACCTGGGACGAGATGAAAGGGGAAATGGGGCTCGTCACCAACGAGTTTGTGAACGCTGATGGTTCGTTCAAGTCAATGGCTGAGATTGCCGAGGTGCTCCAGACCTCAACCGCCGGTCTAACCGACGCACAACGCGCGCTGGCCCTTGAAACCATGTTCGGGTCGGACGCCATTCGCGCTGCCAACATCTTCGTCAAGGAAGGCGGCGAAGGCTTTGACGCGATGGCGGCGAGTATGGGCAAAGTGACGGCGGCGGATGTCGCAGCAACCAAACTGAATAACTTTTCCGGCGCGATTGACGCTATGAAGGGCAGCATTGAGACGTTTCAAATCATCGTCGGCACGGCGCTCCTGCCAATCTTGACCAGTCTGGTCAAGGACCATCTCACGCCGCTGATCAATCGGGCGGCAGACTTCAGCACCGCATTCTTTGCCGCAGGCGACAAGATGGGATTCCTGGTCGGCAAGATCAATGAAGTCATTCCCGGCTTTGCCGCACTGGTCCACTTTATCACCGGCACGGCAATCCCGGCGCTTCAGTCGATTGGCACGACGGTTACCAAGAATATCGATCCGATCATGGCCGGTCTCTCGACGCTACTGGTTACCGTCGTGGTGCCAGCGTTCGCGGCCTGGGCCGCGAGTGCTATCGCCGCTGCCGGCGCGACGGTCATTGCACTGGCACCGGTCTTGTTGCCGATTGCGGCGATAGCACTGGCTGTGGGCGCGCTGAAGATCGCCTGGGACACCAACTTCGGCGGCATCCAGGAAAAGACCGCGACGGTTAGTGCCTGGTTCCAGCGCACGGCTGTGCCAGCGATGGATGCCGGCAATAAGGCAATGGCAAACCAGGCCGCCGTGATGCGTGCGGACTGGAATCAGGATTGGGAATTGATGCGGGACAAGACAGAGGCCGTGCGGGCTTGGTGGACTGATACTGCGGTGCCGTCCATCAAGCGGGGGCTTGAACGTGCACAACAGCAAATCAATATCATGAAAGTCGCCTGGGACCGTGACTTTGATGCTGTTCGCGGCTTTATCCAGGCATTGCAGGAGAAATGGGAAACAGCAAAGAGCGCGATTGGAAGAGCCGTCGATGCAGTCAAGCAATACATTGCCGATGTAAAAGTCCGTTGGGATGCCGACATTCTGGCGATCAAGGGCTTTATCCAGGCATTGCAAGAGAAGTGGGAAGCGGCAAAGAACGCCATCAGTAGAGCCGTTGACGCCGTGAAGCAATACATCACCGATGTAAGAACGCGGTGGGATGCCGAGATAGCTACCATCCGTGGCTTTATTGACACATTGAAAACGGCATGGAACACCGCTGTCGGCGGGATCAATGTCGCTATCAACCTCGCCAAAGGCTATGTCGAAAGTTTTCGTAGTACGGTCGGCACGAAGATTGGTGAGGTGGTGACGTTCTTTACCGCGCTTCCCGGCAAGATAACGGCGGCCATCGGCAATCTCAGCACGCTCCTGGTGCAGGCTGGCAAGGATGTGATCAACGGCATGATCGCCGGCGTGACGAGTGTATCCGGCACGCTGGCAGCAGCAGCATCAAAGGTCGTGACTGACGCGCTTGACGCGGCCAAGGTCGCCATCGGCATTCGCTCACCATCGAAGCGGTTCCGTGATGAAGTCGGCGTGCCGATGATCGCGGGCACGATTGAAGGCGTCCATGCCAGCGCGGGTCGCCTGGCTGATGAAACCAAGGCCGCGCATCTGATCGCGCTGGTCGGAGCTATTGAGACGGTCAAGGGCGCGCGTCCTGAGCAACACCGCGTCGTTGCCGCTCTTGTCACTGATAGCATCACGGAATGGCAGCGCCTCCGTTCTGAGCAATGGCAGATCATGGAAGAGGCAATGACCGGCACGGCAGATCGCATCAAGGGCGCACGTCCACGCATGAACGAGGCCGTCGATGAGGCATTGACGGACCTGCCGACACGTATGGGCGCCATTTTGCCACGGATGCATGAGACTGCCGGCGCGGTCATGGACAGCACGGTACATCGCATCGGCGCGACCCGTCCACG